TATACGCTACCGTATGGATGGGGTGAATTTGGTCGAAACCATCTGTGCCCGAGTTGCTACACAGCGTGGGGAAACCTGAAAAATCAGGCAGAAAGCGAGAACGACAATGGCTGAATACATAGACCGTGAAGCGCTGTTACATGACATCGAACAATCGGTGGTATATACGGCAAGAGGAAAAATAACGAGCGCAGAAATGCGAGGCGCTCACAAAATTATCGAGCGCATTAAGTGTGCGCCTGCTGTCGAGCCTATTTATATTCACGAACCGACAAAAAGCGAATTCAAGCGCATGGCGGTGCAGATGGGCTATGTGCAGGTGGTGCATGGGCGGTGGATTGGTGCTCCTCTTTGTGGAAACGACAGCTGTAGATGCTCTGAGTGCGGAAGTTGGCATAATATCCATGCAAACTTGCGTGGAGAGACAATGCAAAAATACTGCCCCTATTGCGGCGCAAAGATGGACGGAAGTGACAACGATGGCTGAATATCATGTTGGCTGTGGCGCGTTTGGCATCTATGCTGGGACGCTAAATAGTCGTAACGAAAATATGTGGCAAAACAAAACTGAGTGTACAGACGAAGCAATTTGCGCTGTCCGCGACTATCTTGTGCAAGAACTTCTTGGTGGTCTGGATTGCAAGAAAGCGACATCAAATGGCTATGAGTGGACACTTAAAGATGGGCGGGCCGTTGAACTGAGAGTGACGATTAAAGCAGAAGGAAAAAGAAAGGAGCCTGACGAATGACAGCAGCAGAAGCACAAGAACGCCTGGTTTGCATCTTAAACAATAATCAATTCACAAAAGCAGACAAAAAGGCAATGTACTTAGCAATCAATGCTATTAACAAGCAGATACCGAAAAAGCCGACAAACTTTGCAATAGACAATAACGGTTACATAATCTATGACTGCGAGTGCCCAAACTGCGAACAATCGCATCGAGAGCTTTTTCCGTTTGCTTTTTGCATTCACTGCGGGCAGGCGCTTGACTGGGAAAAATAAAAAGGAGGACTGGCAAAAATGGGAGCAAGACGAATTCCTAACGCGACGAACGAGAAGATAATTGCACTTATGTCGATGGGCAAGACGAGCGAACAGGCGGCGTTTGCGGTCGGCACGAGCGGGAGCTACTGCAACAAACTGTACACTGTGGTAAAGCACATTGCCAATGAGCGGTGGGACGAGTTAATAGAATATTCTCGGTCTGCGACAACCGGCGGGGTAATTGCCTGGGCTTGCGAATACCTCGATACGCAGTTGCCGCAGGAGGTCGCGGAGGCTATTGAGGCGGTACGGTATCGCAGAGCAACGCCCAAAGCGGCAGAAGCAGCGCCGCAGCCCAAACCGCCAGCAGAGCCGATTGACAACACGGCGACGGCAATCATCAAACTGCTTGAAAAGCTCGATGAGGCAGTGAACACCATAACCGAAGCTGCTGACGATATATGCCAGACGATAACGACGGCGCGAAAGCTCAACGAGGACTGCATAAACGCAAACTTCGATGTGCTGACGGCTACACTCCGTGACGGCGTTGAAAGCGTTAAAACGACGATAAGAAAGGGACAAAAATGACGCGCGGGGAATATATGCGCAAGGCGCGAATGAATGCAGGGTTAAGCATCGTGCGGCTGGCCGAAATATCCGGCATAGCCCAAACCACGATAAGCCTGCTTGAACGCAAATCACTACGCGGCGGCTGGATAGATACAATAGAAATCCTTGCCGATGCGCTCGGACTGAGTATCGACGAATACGTAGGCCATAAGGTGGTGACTAAGCATGGGTAAGCAATCGGCATTTGCAAAAGCCGTGCAGCGTGAGGTTAACATTCAGCTACAGCTTTACGGGCGTAACCGTATGCAGCTCGCGGAGGACGCGGCGTTTATGGCCGCTAATGAAGTGCTGGGCTTAGGCTCAGGCCGTGCACGGGCATTCGGCGAGGCGTTTGTAAGATATTCAAACGAGATCGCAGACCTTGTAGTCGAGGACAGCAAAGCCGATGATGAGATCGTATATGCGAAAACCGTCCTTGACCGGCGCATCCGTGAAATAGTGGGCGATGAGAATTTCACGCCATTTGATGAAAGGTATGGTAGGCGATAATGGCAAAAAACGTAGGCTGGGAAGCCAAAAGCAACCACGACGGCAGCTACACGGTTACCGTTAACGGCAAACAATATTATTGTGCAGATACGCATGAATTTCTGCACTTTTTAGAAGATATCGGCGAAAGGTGGGAGGATAATGAAATTCGAAAAGGATGAACGCCGCGAGTTTTCGACCGGCGCTGTAAGAGATAAGGCCGACGGGAAAGGCAGATATGATTTGCTGCCGTGGGGGGCGATACACGCCCTTGCACAGCACTGTGAACGCGGTGCTATCCACTATGGGGAAAGGAACGTAGATCGAGGAATACCCCAGCACAGCTTGATAGACAGCGGCATACGGCATCTTAGCCTGTACATACAGGGCGACGCGGAAGCGCATCACCTTGTAGCGGCACTATGGAATATAGCGTGGGCTGTAGAGCAGGAAATAAAACGGCCTGAAATGGTCGATTTGCCCGAACGCGGCGAACATTCGGGCATAGCATTTTGAAAGGATGGGAAACATGAAAAAACTACTATACGCAATACGTAAATGGCTGATTGATATTCTCGGCGGTGTTCCAATGTGTCTTTATGACAGCATGGCCAGCTTGGCAAACCATTTCAACGAGCAAATAAATGATTACCGTGTAGCTATCCGTGAAATCTGCCGCCGCAGTGAAAACACCTATTACGACTGGTGCTGCGATCAGTGCGCTTGCGACTGCGATAAGCGCAACGGCTGGTGTAACGGTTTTGAACCTGTAAACCATGGAAAGTGACTGCCGTAATTGTCCGGATAGAACGCCGTTTTGCCACGCGAAGTGCGATAGCTACAAAACCTATTGCGCAGATAACAAGGCCGATAAAGCGGCGAAAAAAGCGTATTTGGACAAGCATAATGCACCGAACGGCGTATTGATCAACGGCTATATACGCCGAAAGAAAAAAGCAAGATTATTCAATGGAAAGAGGGTAAAGTGAATATGTATTCTATAGAACGGCCATTAGAGCCGCCTGATTTTCCTGCCCCCGATTGCATATGCCAGGAATGCGACGGCTGGTTTTACGGCGACGATGTAATGTACATTTCCAACGGTCGGCGTTTGTGCCCCGATTGCTTTAGAGAAGAAATCAACGATTTACGGACCGAAGAACTTGCCGAGCTTATCGGCGCAGAGGTTATAAACGCAGAGGACGCAAGGGAGGTGCACAAACCATATGGGAGAATGCGTTATTGTTTACGGTAAATCCGGCAGCGGGAAAAGCCGAAGCCTACTTAACTTCGGCGAGGACGAGATTTTTCTTGTTAACGTTATCGCAAAGCGCTTGCCGTTTCGAAAAAAATTTAAGTATACAATGGTCAGCGACAATCCTGTTAAGATTATGAACGGACTGAAAAAGATGCCGGTAAAAACGGCAGTCATCGACGATAGCGGTTATCTAATGACTAACGCTTTTATGCAAGGCCACTCAGCGCCGAAAAGCGGATCAAGCTCATTCGATCTGTATAACAGCATTGCCGATAGCTTTTGGGGACTGCTGATGTTCATTAAAAACGAGCTGCCCGAAGATGTCATTGTATACATAGTCGTTCACGAAGACACAAGCGATTACGGCGAGACCAAAATACGCACAATTGGCAAATTGCTGAATGAAAAAGTATGCATTGAAGGCATGGCAACTGTCGTGCTGCGATGTGTGGTCCGCGACGGTAAGCATATGTTTATCACGCAGTCTGACGGCAGCGATATAAGCAAGTCGCCGGAGGGCATGTTTGAGCTTGAGATCGAGAACGATTTAAAATTCGTCGATCAAACAATCCGTGAGTACTGGGGGCTGTGATATGGCTAAGTTTGAAAACGGTGTATCCGGTTATGTAGAGGGTACGGCAACCGTCAAGGTATTTTTCCCGATAGACGCGACCGGCAAAGCACACATCAACTGCCGACAGTGCTATTTCTACAAATGCAATACTTACAGGTGCATGCTTAATAACGAAGTGTGCGCCGAGCCTGATAAATATGTGGGTGTCAGTTGCCCACTTGAATATTGAAATAAGAAAGGAACAAGTAAACAATGATTAAATCTTACAACGGCTTTAAAGCAGAACGCGCCACAGCGCGTGAAACACTCCCGGCAGGCGGCTATGTAGCTAAGATCATGGACGCAAGCGTTATCGATTACGATTGGGGCAGCGTCCTGAAAATCGAATTCGACGTTGCTGAAGGTGAACACAAGGGCTTTTTCGCGGCAGACTATCGCGCAAACATCAACGATGATAAGAAATGGCGCGGTTGCTATCGCATTAACATCCCGAACGAAAGCAATCAGTATTTCGACAGTCAGAAGAAATCATTTAACAATCTTATAGCATGCCTTGAGGAAACCAATAACGGCTACCACTGGGATTGGGATGAAGCCAAACTCAAGGGCAAGGGACTCGGCGTTCTGTTCCGTAATAAGGAATGGGAATATAACGGCAATACCGGCTGGACAACCGAATGTTGCGCCGTTACCACTGCGCAGGATGTACGCGACGGCAATTTCAAAATGCCGAAGGACAAGCCTCTTAAAAAGGCCAATACTACATCCGCTTATCCGGCTGCGACGTTCACAACAATGGACGATGATGATAGCGACCTGCCGTTCTAAAGCCCATGACACCACGCGAAATCGAAGATGCGCTCGAAGGCATGGTGATATTAGTAGATACGCGTGAACAGGATACACCACGCCTCAGAGCGCGATTAAAGGGCATGGGATGCCCACACGAACGGTGTAAGCTCGATTTTGGCGACTACTCGGCGAAGTTTTCTATAGGCGGCGAATGGCTGATGCTAAACGCCGCCGTAGAGCGCAAGATGGATTTTTCAGAATTAGCTCAATGCTTCTGCAATGGCCGTGCACGCTTCGCACGGGAATTTGAACGCGCCAAAGCTGCCGATGCAAAGATCTATCTGCTGATAGAAAACCAGTGCTGGGAAGATGCCTACAGCGGCAACTATCGCAGTCAGATGAAACCGCAGGCATTTGTTGCGTCGCTGTTAGCATGGCTGGCGCGTTATCGCTGTCAGGTCATATTCTGCGATCAACGCACAAGCGGCAATCTGATACACGATATCCTTTACCGTGAAGGGCGCGAAATGCTGGAAAGGATGATGCTAAGTGAATGCAAAACATAAAAGCGCATTAATAAAAGATATGCTTGATTTCGCTGTTGTCGCTACAGCTTACGGGCTTGATTTTAATCGCGCCGGTTTTGCAAGATGTCCTTTTCACGCCGAGAAAACGGCATCATTCAAAATCAAGAACCGGCATAGCGCCCATTGCTTTGGCTGCGGCTGGTCAGGCGACGTTATCAGTTTTACCGGGCAATTATTCAACCTTGATTTTGAACAGTCTACACGAAAACTGATTAACGACTTTGGCTTACCGATAGTGGCCGACCGCAAAATGACTTTGCGCGAGAACAGCGAGATCACAGCAACCTATAATGCGGCAATAACGGAATATAACAAATGCAAGCAAGCCGAAAAAGAGCTCCAGCAGCGCTATGAGCGCCTTTTATGGGTATATGCGACACTTGATAAGTGGAAGCGCAAATATGCCCCTGAGAGCCCTACAGAGCCTTTAGACGAGCATTACATCGTTGCCTGTAAGGAAATCGACGGTGCAGCCTACCGGCTGATGCTGTATTCATAAGGGGGGATAGTATGACGAAACTGATTGACTGCAACCAATTAACGGATGAAGCCATAGCAAACATGGACGCTGCCGAGCTTATAAACTCCGTTTTGGTTTCGTTTGATATCCCCGACGTGATAGAACGCGAACGCATACAGGCGCTTATGCAGATAAGGGCGGCAGAAGTTGGCGCAAAAGTAGTCATTAACCGTCAGCTCGGCGCGTACCGTCAAAAAGACAAGCAGCTTGAAGCTGATTTTAAAAAATCACAGGCGCAAGATAGAAACGACCTCAATTTGCGCTTAAACGACAAGGGCGTACCCGTTCCGACTATCGACAATTTTCTTAAAATCATGCGCGGAAGAATGGAATATAGCAGCATTCGTTTTAATGTGCTGCGCAATTCACCTGAGATCACGCATAACGGCGAAATATGCCGATGGTCGGACGCGGATGCGGCACAAAGCCGAAACTTTTGTGAAGCCAATTACGGCCTGTACAGCGATAAAAAACACTCTGACGCTTTACGCATTTTGTGGAAGGAACGCGAATATAACCCGATAAAGGACATAGTTGACACTCTTGAATGGGACGGAGAAGAACGTTGCATACATTTTCTCTCTAAATGGGCGAAAGTCGAGGACACCGCCTATACCCGTGAGGTCAGCCGCCTGATATTCGCCGGTGGCATCAACCGACTCTATCTGCCCGGCTGCAAGTTTGATGATGTTCCCGTACTCATCGGTGCAAAGCAGGGCGAGGGCAAATCCACGCTTGTCAAATGGCTTGCCATTAACGACAGCTATTTTTCCGAAGTAACCGAAATGGACGGTCAAAAGGCCATCGAGCAATTAGAAGGCGCGTGGATATGCGAGGTCGCGGAGCTGCTTGCGCTTACAAAAACGAAAGAGCAGGAGGCCGTCAAGTCCTACATAACACGGCAGCGCGACAAATATCGCCCACCATACGACGTTAATGCAATGGAGTTTCCGCGCCGGTGCATCTTTATAGGCACGACCAATAACGAACAATTCTTACGCGACAAGACCGGCAACCGCCGTTTTTACCCCGTAACAGTCAACAGCAATGGTTATGACCTACACGATCATGAGCAGGAATGCCGCGACTATATCATTCAATGCTGGGCAGAAGCGCGTGTAAAATTTGAGCAAGGCAAAATGCCAGCTTTCGCAGATCGTTCTCTGCTGTCCGAATACAAGCATGCACAGGATGAAGCAATGGAGGATGATTGGCGTATCGGCGTTATTGAAAAGTACCTTGATGAGAAGTCACCGGGCGATACCGTATGCATTAAGGAGCTAAAATGTGAGGCGCTATTTCCTGACAGCGATTTCCAAAGAGACTTAACGCCGAAAGAGACACAAGAGATTTATCGTATCGTCGCTACAATACCTGAATGGACAAACATTGGTAGAAAATATACCGCGAAATATGGTCGGCAAAGATGTTGGCAGAAAAAAGTGGGAGCTATCAAGAATATCAATGAATTACCTTTTTGACGTTTTGCACAATCAAAATACGTTGATTTTGTGCAAAAGTTACAGCAAAAACGGGGCGGGGTATAGACCTGTCCTCCCCCTGTCCCGTACCCTGTCCCGTGGCTCAACCCCTTGAATTATCTATCTTTTTTCTCTTTTACAGGACAGGGGGACAGGTAAAGTAATATAAAAAGAGTATTCCGTAAAATAGCGTATGGTGTACACCATATAAGAAAACGAAACACTTATATAGGGAAACCGCGTGCCCGCCCGTCCCCTGTCCTGTATTAAAAAATCTAAAATTGGAGGTGTTCAAAATAAGCAATTTGTCAATAACTGCAAAAAATATCATACTTCAAGCAGCGCAAAACATGCCTTTGCAAGGCGAACGATCACCGGCTGATGAGCTGCTATATTACCAAGCTCGCGAACTCTACGACCTCCACACTAAAGGCATGATAACCGCCGCTATAGGCGCTGAACGCAAAAACAAAATAATAGCCGCCTATATAATTAACTCAAATCGTGAGCAGCAATATACCCAAAGCAACATGCAAATTGCAGAATTCTACAAATCAATCGAGGCTGCCGGTTGTAATTATGCCAAGAATAGAACAATCGAAAACGCCGATCAACTTTACTATGAAGTCTATCATATGATACCGAAAGGAGTAAATGCATGAAAATTTTAAAACCCGGGAAAAACAACGAAATTACGAAAGAATGTTCTCGTTGTGGCTGCGTATTTCAATACAGCCCTTATGCAGATGTTGAAGTAATTGCGTTCGGCCTCGAACAATTAGCATTTGTTAAGTGCCCATCTTGTCGAGATGTTTCTCCTGTTCCGACGTTCCACGAATCTCACAAAACCAATAATTCTACAGCAGAAGGTGATAACTAACATGGCAGAATCTAAATCTAAAACCAAAACTTCAACCGAAACAACAACGACCGAAATAACGCCCAAGCGCGGACGTGGCCACCCTAAAGGTGCAGGCGGTTACAAACGTCCTGACAGCACAGTGCAAGCCGAACCCGGCGATAACCGCAAATATCTCGAACACAACCTCAAAATGTGGAGTTGGCCATCGGTCGACATGAAAAAACCTGAAAACGTCCTCGAACGTGTTACTCTCTACTTCCAAACCTGCGCTGATGACGATATGAAACCCTCTGTTGCGGGGTTGGCATTAGCTTTTGGCATTGACAGAAGAACTTTGTGGAAGTGGATAAACGGCATTCAAAGCGACTTTGTAGCCGCCGAAAGCAGAGTCGCACTCAAAAAAGCATATATAATTTTGAACGCTCAAATGGAAAATTACATGCAAAACGGCAAGATAAATCCCGTAGCAGGAATTTTCCTTATGAAGAATAATATGGGATATCAGGACAAGCAGGAGGTCGTTGTAACGCCTACCCAGCAGCTTGGCGAGCAGATACCGGCTGAGACTTTGGAGAAAAAGTATCTTGAGGACGTGATCGGCGCGTCAGCCAGCGACTATGAAGTAGATTCCTGAGCGACTATGCCGAGCGACTATGGCGGGCTCACGACTATGATACAGCCGGACGGCGAAGCCGAATAACTCTCACTCGACTATCGGGGAAAAGCCACCGACTATCGCTGAATCGTCAGCGACTATCAAGCGACTATCAGACCGCCGCCAGGACAAACTCCCGCTCCGGCAGCTTTTGACCGGAGACGCAGACGAAAAACCGAAAAAAAGAAAACCGCCTGATCCCCAAAATATAGGGTTTGGCGGTTTTTGCGTTTGCGGTGTGCTGCCTTAATGGCCATTTCGCATTAAAGGCTGCTACAACGCCGTGTAAGCAGTTTTACTGCGGCATAGTGTGTGTTTACATTATAAAGCATAAAGACCCGCTCAAAAGCGATCTGAGTGGGATATAATGCAAGCTGGCTAAGCATGCGCCGCTTGAATGCGCTGCAATGCCGCTTGCGTCGTTTTTTTGTTGTCGGCTATACAAGAGAACGCTAAGCGCAAAAGAAAACCGCCTGGAGCAGATCCCAGGCGGTATATAATCATTTATTTAATTTTACGCACTCGATCAAGACCAAGATCGGAAGAAAGATTATAGTCAATATTAGATACATTGTTTTTTCCTCGTACTATCTTTGCGTGCAAACTGTCAATGACATGTCTGTCTTAGTTCGTGAATTAAATCTTGCAATTCTTGCAATTTATTTTCTTGTGTTTTTGTCAAATTCTTGTTATGAAATCTGAAATAATCGAAAATATTGTCGATCTCCCGAATAATTTCACTATATTTCATAATATAACCCCCCCATTAAAACAAGATAGACAGATTAGAGCAACGCCCGATAATGGCATATAATGCGCCGGTTTCCGTGTCCTGCACAAGTCCGCCGTTAATACCATACACCCCGGAAGAGTAGCCCACCTTTTCAAGCCTGCGCAGCGTGTAAATATATTCGCTCGGCTTGTTCGTGTAATCCTCTGCCACACCCAGCCGCACAAGCTGGCGCAATTCCTTTTGTGTGTATTTTCTCATTGTATGCCTCCTCTGCTTATTCCGTTACTATAGAGCGATACAAGCGCAATACACGGCTTGCAGCCTGGTGCAATGCCCTTGCTTGTGTGTCGAGCCACTCTTCCTGGCTGTTCGGCCTGCGTTCGCCGTTGCGGGTTTTCTTGAGTTCGGACGGGCAACAAAGGCGCTCCGCGATATCTTCGTTATAGATCAGGGAAGAACCTCCCCAGCTATAGTCGTTCCAGTCGTCCGCCCCGTTCAGCATCCAAAGCTTGCATTCTGCGCCGGGCTCAGGGTTCCGCCCTTCATACTTTGCCCGCTCTTGCAGCTTTTGCACTAACTCAAAGGCATAAAGAGTAACGCCCTTTTGCCAGGCGCTGCGATCCTTGCGGGCTCCCAGTTCTGCGGACACCTTGTCAAATATCTTCATTGCCTTTTCCTCTTGTTCTTCTTTTGCTTCTTCCACGGGCTGCGGGTCTACTTCAACAATTGGCTTACCGCGGCGGCGGGCTTCTTCTACCTCATAATCAGCGGCGGGCGATACGCTAACCCATGCGTATTTATTATAATGGGTTTCTACGTCTGCCACTGTTTCAGCGTGGGCGATATTCGCACAATACACGCTTCCGGAATACTGAAAAGTTACATTGAAATATTGCTTCATGGTTCTTTCCTCCTTGATTTTTCCGCAGAGGCCGTGCTATAATAGCGGTGCCTCCTTGTGTGGCGCGCTCCCGGTTTGCTTCCTACGGCTTCGGGGGCGCTTTTTTGTTTACGGTGACATAATACTATGAATTGCCGTAAATGTCAATAGCGAAATCAAGATTTATCGTAAAAAATATGTGTTTGTCCATTTGCACGGTGTTCACGATGCCCGGCAGGGCTGTACCGGGGGCGGGGGAAATGGAACGCGCAGCCAGGGCGGGGTTAGCAGCTCAAATACTCGCAAAAATAAAAAGACTTTCTCGGCCTCGAACATCGAAAAATCGCGCGAAAAATAAAAAGACAATTTTGCAATTACGATATTGACAACGTGCCGTAATTATGATATTGTGTTATCGTAAATGAAACGCACGGAGGACTTTTTGATGAAGAACGTAATCGCTTATGTCCGAGTGAGCACGGATGCTCAAGCGATGGATGATAAGTTTGGTATAGAGTCGCAGAAAGAGATTATTGCTGATTATTGTGATAAGCATGATATGTCCATAATGAATTGGTATGTTGATCGTGGTGAAAGCGGCGTTAAGGAAAATAGGCCGCAGCTGGACTCGATCCTGTATGGTGAGATCAAAAATCCTCCTGTTGAAGCTGTTGTTGTTGCCAAGTCTGATCGTATGGCGAGAGATATTAAATTATATTATTATTTCATGATGCTACTGGAAAAGCGCGGAATGAAGCTTATCAGCGCTACAGAGGAAGTTGTCAATGATGATACCGGGCTTGGTAATGTTTATAAGGCACTGATGCTGTTTGTAGCAGAGCAGGAGCGTAACAATATAACGAAACGTACCAGTGGCGGCAGAGCGGTAAAGGCTGCAAACGGAGGTTATAGCGGCGGGAGAACGCCGTTTGGCTATAGGGCCGAAAATCATCAGATGGTTATTGTGCCGGAGGAAGCTGAGGTTGTCCGTGAAATTTTCAAATTGAAAGACGGAGATGGCATGACCTATCAAGCTGTTGTCGACAGATTGAATGCAGAGGGGAAGTTAAACAGAAGCGGAAAGCCGTTTGTTATCAGCACCGTTCAGACAATTTATGAAAATAAGAATGTATATATGGGGCTGTATCGTTACGGTAAACGCTCGAACAAGGATGCCGAATGGGTGCAAGGTCAGCACGAAGCAATCTTAAAGGATGAATAAGCAATGAAATACTTTTTCAATCTCATCGGTTATATGCTGGTGATAATATGTATCGCGCTACTGTTAGCGTATGTGATACCGAGAATTTTATAAAGTAGGCTCTTGCAAGGGCAAGGGTGACAGCTAAGGGGCTATCTCGAAAGGGGTAGCCTCTTTTTTATTTGGCGGAGGTGCTTATGAAACTAATTCGTAAGGTCGATATTTTGGGCTCGAAGTACGCTGTTTATCGGGTGAGATCAGGCGAAAATGAATATATGGAAAGGATGCATTACGGTGGGTTATGCTGTGCCAGTGATCGTAAGATTTACATTCTTGATTTGGCTACGGTTGAGGATTGGAAAGACGAAAGGGAGGAAGTGCGTAAGAGCTCGGAGGCTTGCACTTTGCGTCACGAGATAATCCATGCATTCTTAAACGAAAGTGGCTTACAGTGGAATGCTGCTGCGTCAGATCAATCATGGGCTAAGAACGAAGAAATGGTTGATTGGATAGCTATTCAATTCCCGAAGATATTTAAAGTGTATCAAGAATTGGGGTGCTTAGAATGAATTACGAAAAGCTTGCGAGCTCTATAAATGCCGCGATTGATAAGAAACCTGATGATAAGGGAGCTTACGGGGATCTTTTCTCGCTTTGTCGCGCATGGGAAGCTGAGGATTTCGCAGCGGCTCACGCTGCTAACAAGGCGCTAAAGGCAAAGTGCGCTGCGCAGCTGCGTGTGAGCGCAGATAAAGCGTCGTTTTATGAGCAGTGGCGTAAGTGCCTGCTGTTTGAAGCACCGCACGATTTCGACAGCTATTTGACGTATATGGAGCTTGACAGGCAAGCGGATAAGCGCTTTTATCAGCCGCGAAAGAAGCAGCTGAAACCTGTGGTTGACGCTTTACAGGCGCTTTGCGGTGACGATGAGCTCGACCTACTGGCCGTGAGCTTACCCCCCGGCGTCGGCAAGACCACGCTTGCAATCTTCCTGCTTACGTGGATAGCTGGGCGCGATCCGAATCATCCGAACCTTACCGGCAGTCACTCCAACTCGTTTGTACGCGGCGTGTATGATGAGTGCTTGAGGCTGTTCGACGCGCAGGGCGAATATCTTTGGCATGACGTATTTCCCGCCGTTCAGGTCAGCAGCACAAACGCTAAGGATTGCCGCATCGATCTTGATAAGTGTCAGCGTTTTGAGACGCTGGAGTTTACCTCTATAGGCACAGGAAACGCCGGTTTGTACCGCGCTGCGAATTTGCTTTACTGTGATGACTTGGTGTCGGGTATTGAAGTTGCACTCTCTAAGGAGCGGCTTGACAAGCTGTGGGAGACGTATACCACTGACTTGAGGCAGCGTAAGATCGGCGATAAATGCAAAGAGCTTCATATCGCTACTCGGTGGAGCGTACATGATGTTATAGGCCGCTTGGAACGGGAGTATGAGAATAACCCTCGTGCGAAATTCATTCGCTTTCCCGCTATGAACGAGAACGACGAGAGCAATTTTGATTACGATTACGGCGTAGGGTTTACTACAAAGTTTTATCGTGAGCAGCGGGACATTATGGACTCTGTCAGCTGGAAAGCGCTGTACATGAACCAGCCGATAGAGAGGGAAGGACTTATTTATCATCCTGATGAGCTGCGGCGTTTCTTTGAACTGCCCACGCAGGAGCCGGACGCTGTTATCGGCGTATGTGATACTAAGGATAAAGGCGCTGACTATGCGTTTTTGCCTGTTGGCTATGTGTATGGGCAGGATTATTATATCGGCGATTGTATCTGCGATAACGGCTTGCCTGACACTGTAGATATTCGCCTCGCGGATATTCTTGTGCGAGACAAGGTCAATATGTGCCGTTTTGAAAGCAACTCGGCTGGTCGACGTGTGGCGGAGAAAATTCAAGGCGAGGTTAAAAGGCTTGGCGGCATTACCAACATTACAACGAAATTTACAACGGCGAATAAGGAAACAAAAATCATTGTAAATTCAGCGTGGGTCAAAGAGCACTGCTTGTTTTTGGACGAAAGCAAATATAAGCGAAACTCGGATTACGGCCGGATGATGGATATGCTTTGCTCGTACACCGTAGCTGGTAAAAACAAGCACGACGATGTACCTGACGGAATGGCTATGTTTGCGGAATTCGCTCAGAGCTTAAACGGCGCTAAAGTAGAAGTGTTTAAGCGGCCTTGTTAGTGCGTGAAATGACAAAAAATAGAAATAATTCAAGGTATGATAGTTTTGCTTGACACAGAATTAAATATATAATAATGTAGGAATTAGTAAAGGAGGTGTCACAAATAGCGGGACGTATGTTGTTTGGGCGGCGTGTTATATACACGGATGTCGCTGAGATCAACGCAAAAAATATAGTTGATGTTCTTAAAAAAGCACTATTTGTGCACCTACAGAATAGCGCGGATATTGACTATCTTTATCGCTATTATTGCGGAGATCAGCCGATTATTCATAGGGTCAAGGACGTAAGACCGGAGATTTGCAACAAGATCGTGGAAAATCGCGCTAATGAGATTGTGTCGTTTAAGGTCGGCTATCTTATGGGCGAGCCTGTGCAGTATGTCAGCCGTGATGACGAGGAGAGTATTGCGTCTAAGGTGCTGAAGCTTAATAGCTATGTGATATCTGAGGACAAGGCCGCTAAGGACAAAGAGCTTGCGGATTGGTTTCATATTTGTGGCACGTCTTATCGGATGATTCTGCCTGACGCGAATGTGAACATAGAGGAAGATGAAGCGCCGTTTGAGATATTTACACTTGACCCGCGTTTTGCTTTTGTGGTCTATTCAAGTGAACTTGGCAATCCGGCGCTGTTGGGCGTAAAGTATATACTCCGCGAGGACGGAACGCTTGTTTATTCTTGTTACACGCGAGATCATTATTATGAGATAGAGAACCTGTCTACTATCACGCGCAGTGAAGATCAGATACTTGGTATTCCGATCATTGAATACCCTGCAAACGCTGCAAGGCTTGGCGCTTTTGAAATTGTGCTGCCGCTTTTGGATGCTATAAATACGACCGAAAGCAACCGTATTGACGGTGTTGAGCAGTTTGTTCAGGCGCTTATGCTTTTCCACAATGTCGACATTTCGAGCGACGATTTTTCAAAACTGCGTAACGAGGGCGCGATCAAGTTCAAGGACATTGATCCTCAGTTCAAAGCAGAAATTGAATATCTTACTTCCGAGATGAATCAAACGCAAACTCAGACGCTTGTCGACAGTATGTATAACACTGTGCTGACAATTTGCGGTATGCCGAACAGAAACGGTGGTTCTTCAACATCGGATACCGGTTCAGCCGTTATTATGCGTGACGGCTGGTCATCCGCCGAGGCAAGAGCTAAAGATACGGAGCTTGTGTTTAAAAAAGCGGAGAAAGAGTTTCTTAAATTGCTGCTGCGCATTTGCCGTGATCTGAGCGATTTGAGCCTGAAGCTATCAAATCTTGAAATTCGCTTTACGAGGCGAAATTACGAGAATATTACCGAAAAAGCGAACGTGTTGACTACGATGCTCGCTAATCCTAAAATCGCGCCAGTGCTGGCGTTTACACACTGCGGCCTATTCAGCGATCCGCAGCTCGCTTACAGAATGAGTATGGAGTATATGGAAGAGCAGCAGAAAAAGGCTGCGGAGGTAATAGCTAATGGAGGCAAAACCGAGAGCGGCGGTGCAGCTGACGCCGGAGATGATAACGGCGATAGAACAGGCACTGAGCCAACGCAGCAGAATTGAGATCGGCGTAAAGAACAATAAAATTTGCGTTTGGGAGATCAAAAGCAAAACTAAATACGAACAGCCTATTACATAGGGTATTAGGAACGGCCAATTAGGGGCTATCGATATCGAAAAGATGTCGGTAGTCCTTTTTTTGTTATTCTCTTTTCCTTCCTGTTGCCCCCGGGCTCTGCGGAGCGCCCGTGAAAGCTCGCTGATGGCGGTCAGCATGAGAAAGGTAGCAACAAAAAGTATTCAATCGCCGAAAGGCGTTAATGGTCAGGGAAGACCTAAATCGCAGAGGGGAGACAACCCCACCAAAAACAGAAAATAGCGCTGAGTGAACAGCCTTGTTAAACGCAGGAGGTAATCATCATGGCAAAAATCGATGTAAGCAGTATTGACGGTTATGAAAACATGACCGCCGAGGAGAAAATCAAGACTCTCGAAGCGTTCGAGTATAACGACAATTCGACAGAGCTGGAAAAGTACAAATCCGCAGCGTCTAAAGCCAATTCCGAGGCCGCTTCGTGGAAGAAAAAGCACAATGAGCTTCTTTCTGAAGACGAACGCAAAAAGCAGGAGCAGGCTGACAGCATCGCGCAGATGCAGAAAGAGCTTGACGAGCTGCGCGAGGGCAAAAAGGTTTCCGAGTATAAAGCTAAATTTATCGCTCAGGGCTATGACGAAACGCTCGCAGAGGAAACCGCTAAGGCAATGGCAGAGGGCAACAGCGAACAGGTTTTTGCTAATAATCAGAAGTTTCTTGATGATTACGCGAAAAGAGTTAAAGCAGATGCTCTTAAAAAGACTCCGAGACCTGCACCTGGTCAGGGCGGTAACGAGTCTGTAAATTACGACGAAAAGATTTCAAACGCGCAGAAGGCCGGAGATTTTACGGCAGCTGCGTATTACACGCGCCTTAAAGCTCAGGCGGAGGCGCAAATTCAGAATGAATAAAGGAGAAAACCAATTATGGCAGATACTTTTGCTACAAGTTTTGGGGTACTTAACTACTCCGGAATGCTTTTTAACAAGGGTAATACCCGCACTCCGCTGTCCTCGATCATAGGCGGCAGGGCAAAGACGACCAATCATGTTGAGTTCGTTACCGGTCAGGAGTTTACTTCCGACGGCGGTGCTCAGCCTGCTATCAGCGAGACCGCATCGCTTACTGCGCCCGATGCGACTGTAGTAACTCGTGAGCAGAAAACGAACGTTACTCAGATCTTTCAGGAAAGCGTAGGCATCTCTTATGCAAAGCAGTCGAACATGGGCACTCTGAGCGGCATCAATATTGTCAATCAGCAGGCTAACCCCATGAACGAGCTCGATTTTCAGGTTGCTGCAAAGATGATGAAGATCAATGCCGATATCGAGTACACCTTCATTAACGGCGTATATAGCAAGGCCACCGATGACAGCAAGATCAACAAGACCCGTGGTCTCGTCCCTGCTATTACTACCAACACCAAGGCAATGGCATCCAAGCCTCTCGGCCTGTGGGATATCGCAGATATGGTCAAGAAAATCTATGGTCAGAATGCGCCCACTACCGGCCTGTGCCTGTGGTGCGATGCAACTACCATGTTCCAGATCAACGCTGATGCGGTACAAAACGGCTTGTCGGTAGTCCCTGCGTCTCGTGAGATCAACGGTATCGCGCTGTCGAGCGTCGTTACCCCGATAGGTGTTGTTTACCTGTACCTCGGTGAATACCTGCCCGGTGGCACTGCGCTGTTGCTGAACCTCGACGTTCTTGCCCCTGTGTTCCAGCCCGTTCCCGGCAAGGGCAACTTCTTCCTTGAAGAGCTTGCTAAGACCGGCGCGGGTCAGAAATATCAGCTCTTTGGTCAGATCGGCCTCGATCATGGCCCCGAGTGGTATCACGGCAAGTTTACCGGCATTTCGACCTCGTTTACCGCGCCTACTTACAGTCGCAGCGTATTTGTTGCGAATGCAGCTGATTTCAAAACCGCTGGCTCTACCGGTGGCTGATAAAAACGTTTAATCGAAAGGAGTGGACAGCATGACGGAAACTGAAAAACTGGCAATGGTTAAAGCTATGACCGGCGAGACGGATGAAAGCGTTCTGTCCACTTACCTTAAAATCGCCGGGAATAAGGTTTGCAGGAAAGCATATCCCTTTACGTTTGCTACGCAGAATGTGCCTGAGCGCTATGAGTATGTTCAGGTCGAGATCGCAGTTTATCTAATCAACAAACGCGGTGCAGAAGGGGAGACGGCACATAGTGAAAATGGAATATCGCGCACTTATGACAATGCCGATATCCCTTCTGCGCTGTTGAGAGATGTTGTGCCTTTTGCGTCCACCCTCGGAGGTGACGCATGAAGATATTAGAGCGAAACAAAATGGCGTTTTGGTATCAGCTCTATGACCGCAAGGAAATCGTTGAGGATGAATACGGCAACGAAACCGGCTCAAGGTTGATTTACAAACCCGCCGTTAAGTTAAGAGCTAATGTTTCGTCGGCTACAGGCACGGCACAGATAGAACAGTTCGGCAATTTCGCGGGTTATGACAAGGTGATCGTTACTGACGACCTGACTTGTCCGATTGACGAAAACTCGGTTTTGTTTGTTGATAAGCTGCCTGAATACAGCGAGGACGGCACTCCACTTTATGACTACGTTGTAAAGCGCGTTGCAAAATCGCTTAATGCCATTGCGTATGCAATTCAAAAGGTGAATGTGTCGTGAAAAAGGTCGTTGTACCGCTGTCTAATGCCGGTATTGCGGAGCTGATAAAAAGCGTGAACGAATACAACGTGTGGCTCAAAGAGCGCTCAAACGAGTTTCTGAGGCGTTTGGCGAAAATGGGTTACAACGCGGCGAGCGCTAAGTTCGGCACTGCGATCTATGACGGCACGAATGATGTTGTGGTGAAGATCGAAGAACGAGACAGAAACACTATGGCAATAGTCGCCACGGGCACGGCAACGCTGTTTATAGAGTTCGGTACAGGCGTTACTTATCCCGACAATCATCCGCAAGCGGGTGAGCTGGGTATGGCTCGCGGCGAGTACGGTGATGGTCACGGCAAGCAATCATCATGGGGCTATTACGGTGAACCCGGCTCTAACGGTATCGTCAGAGAAAAGCCCGACGGCAGCACCGTTGTTATTACGCAAGGCAATCCGGCAAACATGCCGATGTATGAAACGGTAAAGGAATTGGAAGCAAGCTTAACTGCTTTGGCAAAGGAAGTGTTTAAATGATCGACATTGAAAATCAGATATACACGCCGATAGCCAAAGCGCTCAGAAGCAAATTCCCCGGCATTATCGTAAGCGGCGAATATATAAACACTCCGCCTGGTTTCCCTTATGTGAGCATTGTCGAGCAGGACAATTACACGACACAGGCGCACATGGACAGCGGTAGTGTTGAGTTTTCGACGCTGATGTATGAGGTGAACGTTTATTCCAACAAAAGCGTTGGTAAGAAAGCAGCTTGCCGCGAGATCATAACGTTCATCGATAGTTTGATGTATTCAAAGAATTTTAGGCGAATATCACTTTCGCCCGTTCCAAATATGGAAAATGCGACAATTTACCGGCTCGTTGCCCGATACAAGGCAGAAACGGACGGTACTAATCTTTATAGGAGGTAAATTATGGCGATAAGTACATATAAAGTCTTTCTGATGAAGAAAGGAGACACAGGTGATACCTGGTCGAAGCTTGTTGATATCAAAGAGTTCCCCGATCTCGGCGGCGAGCCCGAAATGCTCGAAACCACTACTCTGAGTGACAACATGCAGACCTATATTGCAGGCATTCAGTCTCTTGATGGCCTGTCGTTCTCCGCAAACTACGACATGACCACTTTCAAGACGCTCAAGGCTCTTGAAGGTAAGAAAGCCAGCTATGCAGTGTGGTTCGGCGGTACGGAGGTTTCCGGCACTGTTACCCCTGATGGCTCTAACGGTAAGTTTAGCTTTGACGGCGAGCTTTCTGTTTATCCCGTCGGCGGCGGCGTAAATGAAGTTGTGGGCATGACTATTACCATCGCGCCGTCTACACCTATTGCTTTCTCTGACACCTGATTACAAGCCAAATTGATAAGGAGGATTTATCATGGCAAAACAGCTTACTATTAACGATCCTGTTTCCGGCGTTACATATACACTGGAATTTACCCGAAAAACAATCGAGCTCATGGAGAAAAACGGCTTTGTGGCTGCTGACATGGAGCGCAAGCCTATGACGCTTCTTCCCGCACTTTTCGCGGGTGCGTTTCTTGCGCATCATCGTTTTGTTAAGCGTGATGTGATTGACGCAATTTATGCAAAGCTGAACCACAAAGACGAGCTTATAGGCGCACTTGTGGAGATGTACAACGAGCCGCTTATGGCGCTGCTTGACGAACCCGAGCAGGAGAACGATGAGGGAAACCTGAGCTGGAAGGCTGGCTGGTAAGCGGCCATTCTTCCATAAACGTGGGGGATGGAGGTGAACGAAGCCCCATCCCCCGTTTTGCTTACACAGACAAATTTTATGAGCTTTTTCCGTATTACCTGTCTATAGGCATGACCTATGAGCAGTATTGGGAGCAAGATTGCGATTTAGTTAAGTATTACCGCCGTGCAGCGCAGATAAAACAGGATTTGAAAAATCAAGATGCGTGGTTGCAGGGCGCTTATTTTTACGAGGCATTGATCGACGTTGCTCCTATATTGCGAGCGTTTGCGAAGAAAGGCACTAAGCCTACGCCGTATGCAAATCAGCCTTATGAGCTGTTTAGCAGGAACGATGAAACGCGCAAGAAACAGGTGGTTGAAAAGAGGCAGGACGAAAAGGCAAAAGCGTTTATGCAGGCATTTATGATGTCAAATAACAAGAAATTTAAAGAAGAAGGTGGTGTAACGGATGGCTGATAATGTAGAAATTCAGGGCTTGGAGTTCGAGATAGTCAATGACAGCAAAGATACGGTCAAAGGCTTGGAAGCTCTGATAGATACACTCAAGGCATTGAAAACCGCTACATCAGGCGGCACGGGCGGACTTAATAAGACTGCTGATAGCATTAGAAAATTAAACGATGCTTTAAAGGGCTTTAGTCAGTCGGATGCAGCAAGTAAGATTTCATCTCTGGCAGGTGCGCTCAATGTGCTTAAGGGCGTTGGAAAGGTTACTATATCATCTTCTATTGCCAACCAGATAAAGGCGATAAACGCTGCTTTAGCCGGTGTTAACGAAAGTACAAAAGATAAGCTTGTCGGCCTCGCGGACGGTCTCAGGCCGCTTTCCGAGCTCGGAAAATCGAAACTGACTACATTTATTAATCAATTAAAAAAGCTCCCCGAAGTCGTCGGAGAGCTTGAAAAAGTTGATCTTGATAAATTCACGCGGCAAATGTCGGAGCTGGCTACGGCTATGAAGCCACTGGCTGATGAGATGCAAAAGGTATCTAACGGTTTCTCGGCGTTTCCATCGAAAATTCAAAAACTTATCTCGTCCAGTGAAAAGGGCAAGAAAAGCGTTGGCAAATTCGGCAAAGCGGCAGGGCTTCTAAAATTGGGCGGCGTTGCTTTGTCACTGCGTACGGTGTCGAATTTGATAAGCTCGGCTATTACAGAGTCGAATAAATATCAGGAAGACTTAAACCTCTTCACTGCATCAATGGGCAAATATGCCGAACAAGCAAAGAAATACGCCGAGACTGTATCTGAGGTCATGGGTATTGACCCTGCCGAGTGGATGCGCAATCAGGGTATATTCAACACGCTCTTAGAGGGCTTTGGTTCTGTTTCAGATCGAGCATACACGATGAGCAAGAACCTGACGCAATTAGGCTATGATATAAGTTCGTTCTTTAATATAAGCGTTGAAGATGCAATGTTAAAATTGCAGTCCGGCATTTCCGGCGAACTTGAGCCGCTACGTAGGTTGGGCTATGACCTGTCTCAGGCACGTTTGCAGCAGACGGCGTATACACTGGGTATCAATGAAAGTGTATCGGCAATGACTCAGGCCGAGAAAGCCGAGCTACGTTATTACGCCATTATGACACAGGTAACGACTGCACAGGGTGATATGGCACGTTCGCTTGAAGCCCCGGCTAATCAGCTCAGAATATTGCAGGCGCAGTTCACTATGTGCGCGAGAGCAATAGGCGATATCTTTATCCCGATGCTCAACGCGATACTTCCCGTGGCGATTGCTGTTGTTCAGATCATTAAAGAGATTGCAAGTACAATAGCGGCTATATTCGGATTTAAACTAACCCCAATTGACTATTCCGGCCTTGATAATGCAGCAGGCGGCGCTGGCGCTCTTGAGGACAACCTCGAAGGTGCCGGTGATGCTGCAAAAAAACTTAAACAGTACACTGCCGGTTTTGACGAGTTGAATGTATTCAAGCCGGAAGACAAATCATCTTCCGGCAGCGGTGCAGGCGGCGGTGGCGGTTTTGATTTTGAGCTTCCTGAGTATGATTTTCTCGGCGATGCAATATCAGAGAGAATAGACAATATTCGCAAAAAGCTTGAGCCACTGCTTACGTTCGTAAAAGAACATTTGGATGAAATTCTTGTTGCTGTGCTGGCTATCGGCGTTGGTTTCCTCGCATGGAAGATAGGATCGATTATTGGCGATCTTGGCGGTCTTGAGGGAATTTTGAAGCGTATAAGCGAGCTTGTCGGAAGAATTACGCCACTGCTTGGTATTGCGCTTGCTGCTGCCGGTGCAGTTATGTTACTTGCGAGTGCCTTTGATGCTTGGACTAATGGTTTGAACAAAGGCAATCTTATAGGTATGCTTGCAGGCATCGGCACTATGACCGCTGGTCTTACTTTGAAATTTGGCAAACTGGGATTTGCTATTGGAACGATTGTCGGCGGTATTGCGTTACTTGTAATCGGTTTTAAGGATTGGGTAACACAATCAAAATTAACTAAAGAAGCGCTTTCTGCCCTTGAAATTGGCACAGTTGCTTTGACTGTTGGCTTAACAACACTATTCGGTAAAGTCGGTTTTGGCGTTGGCTTGCTTGTTGGCGGTATTACTGAGGCCATAGGTGCTATAAAAGAATTTGTAGACACAGGTGAGTTAACCGATAATTCTTTCCTGGCTTTTGAAAGCGGCATTTTAAAAATTGGTATTGCCTTATCTACATTTACGGGCAGTTGGGTGCCACTTGCCATTGCCGGTGTCGTGATGCTCGCGGCGGCTGTTTATCGGTATTGGGATGAAATCAAGGGTTTTTTCCAAAACCTTTGGGAAGGTATCAAACAGATATGGAAAGACGCGTCTATATGGTTTAAGACGAACGTCATAGACCCTATCGCTAATTTCTTTAAAGGGCTTTGGAAAGATGTATCGGGCTTTTTCTCTGATTTGTGGGCAGATGTTAAAGCAGTGTGGGATTCCGTCGCTACTTGGTTCAACGACAATGTTATTCAGCCGATAGTTAATTTCTTTGAGCCTATTGTTGATTGGATAAGCGAGTTTTTTAGAGGCTGCTGGATCATCATAAAGGCTATTTGGATCGTCGTTCCTTTGTGGTTTGACGAACAAGTCATTAAGCCGGTCAAAGAATTTTTCAGAAAGCTGAAAGAGGACGTAAGCCAATTCTTTTCCGATTTGTGGACTGGTATTCAAGAGACGTGGTCAACCGTGTCGACATGGTTTAATGAAAACGTCATTGCTCCCTTGACAGAGTTCTTTACAGGCTTGTGGGAGGACTTGACCGAAGGATTTGATAAGCTGTGGAATGATATCAAAACGATATTCGAGCCGGTCATAAACTGGTTTAAAGAGAAAATCATTGAGCCTCTCAAGGAAAAATTCTCGGACATGTGGGAGCGCCTACGCTCAGGCTTTGAGAATTTGTGGGGAAAAATCAAAGAAATATTCGCACCAGTAGTAAATTGGTTTAAAGACAACGTGATAGACCCTTTGAAAGAGAAGTTTTCAAGTGCGTGGGATGCAATAAAGGATGCGTTTGAAACGGCGATTTCTGCAATTAAAACTTTTGCAAAGGATGTATTGTTACGTGATTTAGTTTCGATTGTTCAAGATGCTATTAATAAAGTTATAGACATAATCAATGGCCTGATAGGAAAGTTTAACGCTGTGGTATCTATTGCTGCGAAGATTACAGGCAGTGATTGGAGCGGCCTTGACAAGATAAAACACGTTGACCTTTTCGCAGAGGGCGGTTTTCCGAACGAAGGGCAGTTGTTTATTGCTCGTGAGTCCGGCGCTGAGATGGTCGGCACAATGGGACGCAGAACGGCGGTAGCCAACAACGACCAGATTGTAGAGGGCATATCAGCCGGTGTTACTAATGCAAATGACGGCGTTATCGCTGCAATATATTCGCTTATCAACGTGGTTGAGTCTAAGGATATGGACGTTTATATCGGCGATGACGCGATAGGCCATTCTTATGATCGATACAATCAGAGCAGAGGCCGCAGAGTCAATGTTGGTGCGTTTGCAAACGCTTATTAAGGAGGCGTGAGGATATGAACAGCTTTATAAAAATCAACGGCAAGGCATATCCCACGCCTCGACGGGGGCTGAATTTAATGGTCGCCACTATTGTTGACTCAGCCCGAAACGCAAATGCAGTCGTTGTCGGTCAGGTGGTAGGCCGCGAGCAGCAGAAGATAAACAACCTTGAATGGGGTTATCTTACCGCTGCTCAATGGTCGGCTATATTGAAGGAGTTTAGCCGATTTTATGTGACTGTGAGCTATCCCGATATGGTAAATAACCGCTGGACAACGCGAAAAATGTACCCCGGTGACCGCACAGCCGAGCCGCTTCATCTTGACCCGAAAACCGGCTTGCCGCTGGATTATATCAATTGTAAAGTCAATCTTATCGATTGCGGCGAGCCGTTCTAAGGAGGTGTAGACCGTGAAGCAGGTAAGCGATGCTTACAAGTTGAGCATGAGGTCTATGCTCAGAAACCGCTCGTATGTAAAAGTCGCGTTTTCAAACGTCGACGTAGCGGCAGCAACAGACGGCGAATGGGAGAGCAACGGTGCACAGGGATATTCGGAATTTGACACGATAGATTACGAATATGACTATGAAGAAACCTATGCGACGTTGGAGTTGAACAGGTGGGGGCTTGACGGCTCCCAAATCATTCTGGTATCGAACACGGGCAATACGCGGCAAGACGGCTTTACATCTACGCTTATAAGTAATGCAAACGGCGAGTTTACCACAAGTGCAGTGCTGACAAGGGAGTTTACCAACCCTCACACGTTCGCCGGGCTTACGTTTATTTTTGATACGCGTACTAAAGAGTGGCCGCTTGAGATTACCGCAAAGTTTTATCTTAATAATGAAGTGGTCGAAAATAAAACAATAAGTGTAACTGACACCGAGGCAGCTTTTGAGGCTCGCATAGCCTCGTGTGACAAGATCGAACTCGTGTTTGGTAATATGCTTCCTTATCGCCGCCCACGTTTGGAGCGTATCATGTATGGCATTGAAAAGACGTTTACAAACAGCGATATCGTATCAACGAAGCAGTCGCACGATGTAGACCCCTTGAGCCGCAGACTGCCGAAAGAGACCATGCAGTTTGCGATACTGGATTACGAGCATAAATACGATCCTGACAATCCTACAGGCATGTACGCCTATGTCGACAAAAACTCGCCGGTAACCATAAGCTTCGGCTACGAGCTGCCGGACGGAAATGTCGAGTGGACTAAGGGCGACAAGTACGTTTTGAACAGCAAGCCCAAAGCCTCGAAAAATCAGGCTACGTTTACCGGCACAGGGCTTATCGGCAGCTTAACGGGCAGCTTTTATAAGAGCAAGTTAGGCGAAAAGACCTTTTACGACATGGCAGAGGAAGTGCTGCTGGATGCAGACCTGACGCTTACCGAGCTCGGAACACATCCCTGGGTGATAGACCCCGCACTGAAGCAGATGAAAACCACTGCCGCGCTTCCTATCGACACGCACATGAATTGCTTGCAGCTTATAGCCCACGCTTGCCGCTGCCGCCTGTTCACCGATGACGATAATATCATACACATTAAGCCGTTCGGCGTTACGATTATCAGCATATACAACGGTACATGGTCTGATAACGGCCATATGTGGTTCAGCGAGTGGAACAGCGTTGATAAAGGCAACAAGACGGATAACACCTATATCACGCTTGAGCTCAATCGTTGGGCGCTTGACGGCGGGGAAGAACAGGTGCTTATCGAAAGTGAGAACGCGTCGGGGCGCGGCTATGTAAGTCAGAGCGTGTCGGACAGCAGCGGAGATTACGACACAGCGCCGGTGTTTACTAAGGAGTTCGATGTGTCGCATGATCTGCCGGTGCTCACGCTGTGCTTTGATACGCCGATAGATGAATATCCCTCGTCGGTGCAGGTCAAGTATTACAGCGGCGATACGCTGCTTGATACCAAAGTCGTAAGCGGTATAACGTCTGCTGAGACAGTCATCACGAGCTCGCTTGCGTTTGACTGCACAAAGTTCGAGGTCACTGTTCTCGGCGGTTTACCTTATCGCCGAGCGCGAGTGAGCAAGGTCTATTATCGCGAAACGGATTATACGTTGGACTTTACTACGATATCCGAAGACAGTCAAACGCTGTCAAAAATCGATCAGCTCAAGACCGTTACCGTCGCAAAATACGCTTACACGGCCAACGGCGACAGTAGTGTGCTATTTGAAGGAACGACCGCCGAGACCAACCTACATATTGAGTTCTCAGGTCTTGCAGCGGATGTACAAATCACGGTTACCGGCGGCACGCTTGTATCTTCCGATATATATGCGAGAGCTGCCGATTTGGTGTTATCCTCCGGCACTAAAACCGTGACCATAACAGGTAAAACTTTGTCTGAAAACTCGGTGGTCGTTTCTTACCCCGTGAATTTGGACGGGGAAACCGATAAGGAGACAAATCCTCTCATAACCAACGACGATATGTGCGCCGCGCTTGCCGAGCACGTCAAAAAGTATCTTACAATGCGCAACACTTACGATGCGACGTATCGCGGCAATCCCGAGCTCGAAGTCGGTGACATTATAGGCTTGCAGACCATGTACACCGACGAGATGGATGCGCTTGTGTTGGTTGATGAGATAACATTCAACGGCTCTCTGAGCGGAAAGGTAAAGGTGAAAGCTTTGATATGAGTGTGATCGACAACCTTATATATGACCGCACACAAGCCGATGTAGGCCGCGTTTACGAGTTGAAAGGAAAGATACTCGCCGGAGGGCTTAATGCTTTGACTGACGCGGAGAAAACGGAGTATATGGCCGGTATGAAAGGCGCGTATAACTACACCGACTTAAACCGCGTCGGACAGGCCGTTTCGTATATCGCGCAGCAAATGAAGACGCTGCCGCAGAGAGTGGCGGCATACAGCGCGGCGAGAGGCGGCGGCAATGATGTTACTGTTGTTCTGCCGTATGACCCCGAAAGTATCACGGTCAGCCCCAAGACCGATTGGACGGTCACGGACATACCGATGCAGGCGGCAATGGAAACATACCTTGCTAACCTTGCCGAGCTGCGAGGGCAGCTTACATTGCCGATCGACGCGCCTACAGTGCCGACGAGCATGCGCAATCTCACTTTTTCGGCCGCGAATGACATTGAGTATCTGCTCTATCTCATAAACGCGGCGCTCGTCGAACTGGAACAGTCATTGTATGACGAGATAGACAAAACAGTTGCCGCATTTGAATACGTTAATCTGTATTATTGCGGAGAATAGGAGGAGAGCATTTGAAAAACACCGTAATCAAAGGCGACGGCACGTCGAGGAAGCTAAAAGCGCCCTCGTCGCTGCCTGAGAGCTTTCCGGAATGGCGAACACAGTTGCTTGCAGGAAATGCAACGCTGGATATCGCACTGAACCCTGACGGATGCGAGACTGTCGGAACGCCGCTATCAAAATCCAATTTGCTGACGGACGAGACCAAAACGGTTTTGGGGCTTACGAGCGACGATCCGACGATCAATGAAGCACTCAAGCTTCTCGGAAACGCTCAGACCATCATCGGCACCGCGCCGCCGACGACATCGACCGTCGGTGTTGTCGGCCAAACCTACATCGACACGGCGGCAAAGCTTGTTTATCACTGCACAGGGGCGGCGGCTACGGGGTATACGTGGGAGGTCTATTCCGCGGGGCGGTCGTCGAAAGTGAATTTAACGCTATATGCGTCGAGCTGGAGTACGGCAAAGAAATACACCGTCAGTAACGCGACCATTACGGCGACATCGGCGGTCGAGCTTCTGCCGCGAGAAAATAACGGCATTACGCAGGCACAGATGGAGGCGCTGTCGGGCGCTATGATCGTCGGCGGCACACAGGCGGCAGGCAGTATACAGCTTGTCGCGCTTGGAGATGTGCCGACTGTAGATATCCCTGTAACCATCATCATAAGGAGGGATTTGTAATGCCTCTTATCAATCACGCAGGCGGCGGTTCGTCGTTTGCTGCGATAATTCAGGTGACATATACTGCTGGCGCAACTTGTACTTGCGAGCTTGGCGGCACTAAGTACACTGCGCCGGATACCAGTGGCACATATTCGTTTAAGGTTGCGCGTGCTGGAACTTGGACTGTTAGAGCCACGCTGGGCTCGAAAACAGTATCTGATACTGTTGTTATTACTGCTGATCGAGAAGTGAAGAGCGTTAAGCTGCATATCTTGCGAATATTTGGTATTAGTCGCGATATTACGAACTCATCCCCGGCATGGGCAAGAACCGACGACGCAGTAGGTATGACGGCAACGGCATCTAAAGGAACCGTAGCAGGAAGTAGTGATTTTAGTGCAGTATACCCTTGGAATGGTATTGTCCGCGAAACCTTGTCCACGGGCGACGTAATGGTCAAAATCCCAAAATTCTGGTATCGGCGATACCGGGAGGGTAATATTGAATACATTAAAATTGCAGACGCGGCGGTTGAAAACTTTGAAGTACATCCTACCTTCACCATCTCTGGAAAGACAACGGATTATTTCTATATACAAGCTTATCCGCCTTATGGGTCGAGTGCGATTAATACTTTCTACTACACGTCTATTAGTGGAGCTGCGGAAGCGAATAAAGACAGCGCGAACAAGACGATAGATGATAAAACTACTTGGGCGCGGATAACAGCACGAGGTGCAGGCTGGACCGCGATTGACGTAGCTGCGCTCTCGGCGATACAAATGCTTATACTCGTTGAGTTTGCGAACAACGATGTTCAAAGTGTAATAGGTCGCGGCGTTGTAGACTCGTACAACATACCAGACACCGGCGGTTGCGACTCGGTACCGGGGCTTACAGGCATTCCGGCAGGTACGGACGGGCAAGTCAGCGTTGTTTGGCGTGGTATTGAAGATCTTTGGGGCGGTCTCCTATTTCAGCTTGCCGGCGTCTTAGCCCACGCATCGGATGGCAAATATATACTATTTGAGCAGCCTTCCAACTACACGGACTACAACTCTTACACAACTCAACTCGCATACAGCATGCCTACTGGTACCGCGCAAAAATACATTATTACTGTAGGCTTGGATTCAAATAAACCATATGTTATGCTACCCGACTATACCGGTACCGGTCAGGGAAGCGAGAGCACCTACATGTGCGATACTATAAAAATCCCATCAGATGTCTCATATACAGCTCCAATATACAATCCGTCACCCAAAGCTGGGGGCGCTACAGGACTTTTCGGCATTGACGATTTTTATGCATCAGGTACAGCTTCTTCGGGACTCCATATTCGATTAGTTTATAGACCGCAGTAAAGGAGGTAACACAATGAGAGTACAAGGAAACGCTTCCCCGGCAGCTGTGACGGTTGAAAGCTACTGGCCTATGCCGGGTTATGTCGAGGTCAGGCTGCATGAAAACAGCAAAGACATTACCCCAACAGATGATGAAAACGCTGCACCGCTGTACGAATATGACGAGTATGTCTTTCACGTTAAGCAGCGCGATGGATTGCAGCAGGAAATTGAAAATAATCTCGTTGATTGGCTACAGACCGGCAGAATGCTTGAAGTTAACGATCGCGCGAGTACGGTGCAGGATATGAAGGCCGAAATTGCAGACGCAATAACTCCGGCGGCACTCGACGCAGCCTACAGAGAGGGGGTTAACAGCGTATGACAAAGGCAGAGGCCATGACCAAAATGAAGGAAAAGGGCGCGGATGATGCGCTCAATCTGCGCGGACGCGCAAGCACGATGGACGGCACGGCGATAATCGCGGAGGAAAGCAAAGTGCCCGATTTCGACGCG